TGTACATCAAATTAATCAAGTCAGATTCTATACTTTCTCTTTCAAAAAAATCAATCTTTTTTATTAAATTTTCTTTATTTCTTGTATATTTAGATAATCTTACTAGCAATGTCGAAAACAAATATTTTTTACTCTCATTAGAAAGGTATATAAATGATGATTTAGAATGATTATCATATTCTTTTATTAAATCATTGAGATTTTTATCTATAATAGAAAAATAATCAATTTTTTCTGACAAATTTGGAATCATATTGAAAATAGAAGATCTATACAACTTTTGATAAATCTCTCCACAAGTTTCAAAATACATTTCTCCTTCATTTTCTTTTTCTTTTAGAATTATATCTTTATTGATATTCAAAGTAATAATTCCCGGATAAGAATTATAAGAAAAAGCAGAATTAATAACTTTCTCAGCTGTTTTCAAGTTTCCTTCTTCTTTAACTACTTCACATCTTATTATTATTGAGCTTTTTTTATTCATATAAGTTTGCACATATTTGCATAATTTTTTCTCATCTTGAAAAGGATTGTTTTTCTTCGTCTCCTCATAATTCTTGCTCAACCATGGAAATCTTTTCTCATATTTTTTGAATGTTGTAATCTGATGCTCATATACTGGGTAAGAATTCCAGAATAACCTGCATAATGATCCTAAAGAGTCTTCTCTCTTGGAAAAATTCTCATCATATTTTTTTACTTTAACTAAATAATTAGGGAGATTTATCTTTGTCTGTTTAAATTCCTCTTTTAATCCTTGATATGAATATTTATCATATATATGATCATAAAAAAAAGTATCTCCAAAGTAGATGTTTTTCACAGTGTTGTTATCTGAAATAACACTCAATCTATCATTAATCTCCTCAGATATTTCATATAAACTTTTTTTTATACTCATTGCACCACTTTTGAATATTTTTTCACTAGTTATAAACATAAATGTTCTCCATTTTTGGACATTTTTAGATATCCCAAATAAGGCAAAATTTTCAGGCATTGATTCTATTCTATCTTTTAAAAGTGAAATGTACAAATCTTTGTCATCTACTTGTCTCTCTAAGTATAATAAAGGATTGTTTTTTAATCTATTATCTCCTTCTAAACTAATAATATTATCTAGATTTTCTTTTAAGTATCTTTCTCCTTTTTTTAATGATAACTTAATGCTTAAACTTGAGATACCTTCATTTGAAACCTCGAAATTTTCATCAGTAAAAGTATAAATTAAAGCTTTTCTATAATTTTCATCCATTTTAAATGTTAAATACTCATTAAATGACATAGGAAAAATGCCACAACATATAATAGGACATAATTGAAAATATCCTAAAGTTGTTAATTTGTTAACTTTTATAGAAGGAAAGTATTTTTCAGAAAAGAAATTCATATGTCCTAATCCTAAAGTTCTATAATTACTTCTCATACAAAAATAAGAAATCCAATAAGCTGTTTTTAAATGAAGTCCCCTTTCAACCATATTTTTTAAGACTGCATACAAACCTTCAGAATAATTTCTAGGATTAGATGTCACTGGAGTTTGAAACAAACTATAAGCATTTTTTAGTAGGACTTTTACTAATCTCTTTCCAACAAAAAATTCTGAGTTGAATTCATACAAATTTCTGAATGTAGAAGTGCTTTTTTCATATGAACTTGAAGCTCCTATTCCATTAGTACAAATTTCTCCTATGTACATTGTTTCTTTCAAAATCTTTTTTAGAGTCTTCCTTAATTGAATCTTGAAATCTCTTTCTTTTTCAATATCAATATCATTTTTATTGTATCCCACAACTATTGTTTTCTTTCTTCCAACATCATCAGAACTAACTTGAGAATCTTGTATCACTCTCACTCGCAGATTTTTCCAGTCATAAGACATTTTCATGATATAAATGTAACTACAATCTTCCTCAATTAATTGAGTGAAAGCATGCAATAAAGAAGATAAGTAGTGTTGAATTCCTTGCATCATATTAGATCTATTTAAAAATTTGAAAACCTTGTCTCCTAATATCTTACTGTCTATATTTTTGAAATATTTATTTCTCATTTCTTCTGATAAGAAATTCAGAGAAGCGTCATAACTCATAACTTTTTCTGATCCTAAAAAGCTTTTAACTATTGAAGGAGGGATCAAGATTTTCTTACCAGAATGTAAATTTTGGATATACATCAATAAGGAATTCAAAGATGGAAAATCAGAAAACAAATGAAAGAGGAGAGATCCCATTCCAATTTGAGTAAATTTTTGACACCATGTTTGCTGATCTCCTGAATAAGAATAAGTAACTTTGCTTGTCTTTAGACCTGCATTTTCAAATTCCTCTAATGTCTCTTCAACCTTCAAATTGTGATTCTCTGGCATTTTATGTTTTGTTGTTCCCTTAGTTAACATTTCTGAATCTAGCTCTTCACAAATTTTCCTGCTTATTTTTTCAGTTAGTTGAATCATTAATAAGGGTATTATGTGAGCTATGAAGATTTCCCTTGTTGTTAATCCTCCTTTTGCAAACATATGAAAACAATTTTCAAAATTATTTTCCTTATCATCAATATAACTTGTCAAAGATTCTATATCCATATAAGGTCTGAGTTTTATTATGTTTTTCATAATCCATTTGCAAAGTGCAAAGTTAAACTTCTCTCTTCCAAAATTGTTTCCCATTTTTTGCCATATTTCCTCATCAGTTAAGCCACTGAATTCTTTGGATTTCTTTCTGTATTCTTCAATGCATTCATATACTAATAAAGAACTAGATGTCATCCTTTCAAAATCGACAACATGTGTTCCAAAAACATTGTATATCACTTTTTTTACGAAATTTATCCATCCTCCTTTCTTCTTGTCAAAATATTCTTTTATTTTAATTGCTCCCACTTTACTAAACATATTACTGAAAGTATGAGATATATCTTTAGGTTTTC